ACTCAACCACAACCTGATAAAAAAGAAGATAGTAGTAAAACTGCAAAACAATACAAAGCAGCCGTAGATTATTATGCAGGATTTGGACTAGGTAAATGGAGTGATAAATATAGCGATTTAAAAAATATGAGAAGTAAATCTAATCATTGGAAAATATACGCTCCAGTTGAATATTATAGTAAAAAGTTTGGACTTGACCCACAACTAGTTTATGCTATGATATATGCCGAGTCTAGTGCCAACCCATATGATGCTACTAAGTATAGCGGCGGCGGATACGGTCTTATGCAATGCGAAAGAGCTGCTTATTTTAATAAAAAACAAAAGATTGAATATTTAGATGGTAAAGTTGAATACTTTACACCAAGTTACTCTAATATGAAACCTAAATCTTGTGGAACTAAAATAATAAATGGAGTAAAAGTAGATAAAGCTATATGTAACCAGATAATGTTTGGTTGTAATGAACTTAGAAAATCATTAAAACGTTTTAAATGGAACATATTTGCAGCCTTGGTTGGTTATAACTTCGGTCTATATGGATGTGATTTATTGATATGTAGATACGTTGCAATGAAAAATGGTTTATCTTGGGTCAATAAATATGGATATACAGTGCAAAGTTCAAAAGTACAATCTTTATATTTCAAAGAATTAGAGAAAGGTACTGCTGCATGGGCCGGTGGTAGAAAATGGTATGTAGAAAATAAACACGCCGGAACTGCTACTAATATTGAATGTTACCTTAGATGGTATAAGGTAGTAGACGGTCAATTGCCATATTGTATTGATGAAAAAGGTAAAAAAAGAGGTTATGGAGCAATAAAACCAGGCACATCAAATAAGAGTGCCGAAGCTACTGCCGTATCTACAGAGTCTTCAATGACTAGAGCAGCAAGTGTTAAAAATGCACCTACATGGAGCATAAGTGATAACACTACTACTAAAAAAGGCGTTGCAGAAAATGTAAGAAAGAAAATAGTAAATAAAGCTAGAGAGATAGCAGAATTACATCAAAAGTATAAAAAAGCTACATATTATGCAGGAGCTTGTATTTATGATGATAGTAAAAGATATAGAGTAAGTGGAACTATAAATGGTATTAAAAATCCATACTGTTATGTGTGTTCTTCTCTTAGTTCATGTGCTTACTTATATGCAGGTCTTAGAAGTGTAACTGCCAAATATGGTGGAGCCAACTGTTCATATGGGACTTTAGTTAAAAGTGCTTGTAAATACAGTGGCTATACATTAAAGAAACTAACAAGTACAACAATTAATGAATTACTACCTGGGGATTTAATAATGTTGAGTAATGCCACTGTCCCATCAAGTGTAACCGTTAGTTGGGCATCAAAGTCTGGAGGTTCCTCTAAATATGCTAGTGGTGGCACACATCACGTAGTAGTATATTGCGGAAAAGTAAATGGTAAACGTATGATAGCTCATGCTAGTGCACCTTATAAATGGCCTAGAGCTATAAGATATGAAGACATGAGTATAACATATAGTTCAAGAGGTAGTATGTCTCATTGGTATACGCATGGTATAATATTGAGACCTTGGGATTTAGCGAGAGCAGACAAAGAGGCGAAAGTAAAAAACCAATCATCTACAAAACCAACTCCTCCAAAAGACATAGTAGATGATGATGACGGAACAACATATGAAGTTACTTATAAAGGACTTAATAGTGCAGCTCCTAAAGACTTTGTAGAAGGTGGCAAACTTATTACTGATATTACAGTAAATGGAGTTACTGATAAAACACCATACCCTAAAACTGTCAGTCATGTCATGTTAGCTTTCGGGGTTCCTGCACTTGGAGATAATGTTGATAACGTTGTGGAAGACTATCAATCTCTTATAAAAGCACTATTGGAGAAATATCCAAAGAAACCTATATTTGTATGTGAAGAACCACGTTTGAGAAGTTCTCAATCAGATAACTATGAAAAAATGAATGAAGCGATAGATTCTCTTAATAATATGATGTTAGACTACTGCAACAAAACAAGATACGTTATATTCTTGAGAAAACCAAAAGATATGTGCGATGCAACAGATAAACATTATTGGCTTAGCAGTTTAACTACTGACGGCTATAGAATGAAAGACAAAGCATCTACTCAGACTTACTACAAAGAGTATAAGAAAAAGATATTATACTTTGGTGAAGGAGCAGAATGGGAGAGTGATAGTGCTACAAGTAATAAAATGTTAGATGCACAGAGAGTATACTCTTACAATAAACCAATGACAAAACTACAATTTAGAGTGCCAGCAACTTCATCCACTAATTATAATGATAGTTACTATGCTCGTATTATATTTACTACTGCCAAAGGATTTAAGCTAATACAACCTGACACGGTATATTTGGAAGGTGTTGACTGTAAGAATGGAGTATTATTACCAAAAGCAGATACTACTTATATTGTATCTGTATACTATAATCCTGATACTACTATTAGCGATAAGGCATATCTTGGAAGTGTTGGAGCTAAGAAAAAAGGTAGTAATTATGCACAGCCTCTTTTTAAATATTCCTCAGACCTAGTTAAAATAGCTGATAGTTATTATAAAAATAATAGTAAGTTCAGTTATAATTCTACTACACCTTGTGACTTCAAGAATCCTGCTGAGAATATCAGTAAGTGGAAAGTAAACGGAAAATATCAAATAGATGATAGTTGTTTTCTTAATTATGTATTAACTGGTTGGACTTATGAAAAATCTCCATATGGCAACGAAAAGAAAGCTGATAATAATAGAAATAATAGTATTAGTTGGGCAATTCCAAGCACTAGAGATGAAGCTAATATAGGAAAATATTTTGTACAGAAGAACTGGGTAGTAGATGTAGCTGATTTAACAACATTTAAAAATTTAGCAATCGGTGATATTATATTTATGGACGCTGACAGTAAGAATAATGGTGAGTTTATGGCGATATCTCATACAGCTATAGTAGTTGAAAAAGACAAAGATGGTGACTTTGTGGCACTTGAATGTACAAACGGTTTATCCAGTGGTGTGTTTAGAAAGGTAAAAGTAAAAAGTTTATCAAGTAAAAATATATTATTTGTTGGTAGATTTATGATTGGATAGGAGGGATTTACATGATGGATGATGGACGAGAACACGTTGATAGACCTATATATGATGATGACGGCGAGATGATTATATGGCCAACGTTAGATGATGATATGGAAGAATTTGCAGAGGAATCAGAAGTAGCTACTGTAGCTGCTTCTGACGATACTACAGAAGATGACACGTATTATGAAGTACCTGACACTGTAGAAGATGACCAAGATAGAATTGATGTACAAGTTGAGGGTATAGAAGATGAAGAATGTGAGGACGCCAAGATAGGAGATATTCAACAGGCTGGAGAAGATTATAACGAGGCCATGGATAGAATTGTTGCTGTATTAACACAGGCATTAAGTACAGAAGAAATGACAGAGGAGATGAGTGCAGAATTACAAGACGCAACTAACAATATGGAAACTGCTAAACAAACAATAACTGATTTATGTGGTGACCCTGATACAAAAGTATTAGAAACTGACCCTGATACTAAAATTCCACAAAACTTACAAGAACTATTAGAAACACTTACAAAAGATGGAAAGGCTCCATGGCTATATATAGATGATGAAGGTAATCTATTATTAGACGGAGAAAGCGTTCCAAAATTAAAAGTAGTTGAGTTAGAGGCACAAAAGATAAAAGCAGATTATGGAGAATTCAAAGACCTTACAACAAATAACTTTACAGCTATAAACGCCAAAATTGATAACTTAAAAGTCGGTGATTTAGATGCCATTAACGCCACTATAACAAACTTAAAAGCTACAGTGGCAGAAATACAAACCTTAATTGGTGGTCATCTTACTATGGATAATATACAATCCTTAAACCTTACTGCTAGTAAAGTTACTATAGCAGATGCACTTATAAAAGATGCCATGATAGATACTGTAAGTGCAAATAAAATCAATACTGGTACAATTAATACTAACAATGTAAATATTCAGAGTGATGACGGCTCTATGTTATTAAAAGGAAATCTTCAACAATTTAAAGATAGCAAAGGTAATGTACGTATTCAACTAGGAAAAGATGCTAAAGGTAATTTTACTTTTGTATTATATGATGAAACTGGTAAAGGTCAACTTATTAATCAGAATGGTATTCAATCAAGTGACGCTATAAAAGATGGATTAATAGTTGATAGTAAAGTAGCAGATAATGCCAATATAAGTGGTAGTAAATTGGATATTAGTAGTGTTATCAGTAGTATCAATAATAACACTAATACTATAAAAGCAAGTCAGATAAAATTTAATGATACTGACCAAACATTGGATGTATCATTTAACCAACTTAAGAAGACAGTTGATACTATAAAAGATGTTACTATCAGTGGAAATTTAAGTAGTGTTATTGAGCAGGTATCTACCAATACAACTAACATAGGTATAGCACAAGGTCAAATTAGTCAATTAATTAGTAATACAACTATAACTAAGACAGACGGAACTGTTACTCAACTAAAAGATGAATATAATAGCACTGTAGATACTGTAAATAAACATACAACTGCAATAGGTAAATTAGAAACTAGTTTTAAAGGAACATTAACAAAGACTGTATCTCAGTACTATGTATCTACAAGTAATACTACTCAAACTGGAGGTAGTTGGATAGAAACTACTCCTGAATGGGAAAGTGGAAAATATATATGGCAAAGAATAAAATACACTCAAGGTGATGGTAGTGTAACATACTCAACACCAGTATGTATTCAAGGCGCTAAGGGAGATAAAGGAGATAAAGGTGAACAAGGCTCACAAGGTATACAAGGACCACAAGGTGAGCAAGGTATTCAAGGGCCACAAGGTGAACAGGGTCCACAAGGACTACAAGGTTTACAAGGTGAACAAGGTGAGCAAGGTATCCCAGGTACACCAGGAAAAGATGGTACACCTGGTAAAGATGGTACACCAGGAACACCAGGTAAAGATGGTAAGACAACATATTTCCATATAAAATATAGTGCCAATGCGAATGGTAATCCAATGAGTGAAACTCCAAGTACTTATATAGGTACATATGTTGATTATAATCCAAATGATAGCACTGATTATAAAGCTTATACATGGAGTAGATTTGAAGGTCAACAAGGTGAACGAGGTGAACAAGGTATACCTGGAACTAATGGTACAGACGGTAAAACTTATTATCTACACATAAAATATAGTGATGATGCAGGTAAAACTTTTACTGCAAACAAAGGTGAAACTCCTGGAGCTTATATAGGAGTTTATACTGATACAAATAATAAAGACAGTGAGTCTGTTACTGCGTACACATGGAGTAAGATAAAAGGTGAGCAAGGAGCGAAAGGTGATAAGGGTGACCAAGGTTTACAAGGTATACCTGGAACTAATGGTGAAGACGGTAAAACTTATTACACATGGATTAGATATGCTGATAATATAAATGGTAGTGGTATTAGTAATGACCCAACTGGTAAAACTTATATAGGTTTTGCTTATAACAAAACAACATCTACAGAGAGCAATACACCTACTGATTATACATGGAGTTTAATCAAAGGAGATAAAGGTGACCAAGGTGTTCAAGGTGAACAAGGTAAAGATGGTAAAACTTATTATACTTGGATAAAATATAGTGATAACGCAGACGGAACAGGACTATACGATACTCCAAAAGATACAACAAAATATATAGGTATTGCTATTAATAAAACAACATCTACTGAGAGTACAAATAAAACTGACTACACATGGAGTAAGTTTAAAGGTGATAATGGTAAACCTGGTGATAAGGGACAATCATTAACGAACTCAACTCCACAATGGTATTTATCTACTAGTAACACAACACAAACTGGAGGTAGTTGGGTTGAGAGTATGCCTGCTGTAACAGAAAATAAATACTTATGGTTAAGATATAAATTAACATGGGAAAATCCTACAGCAACTACTTATACAACACCAACACTAGAACAAGTGGCAGAACAAGTAAAAGTAGTAACTAGTAAACAAGCAAAATTAGAACAATCCTTAGACGGATTCAAAATGACTGTTAGTGATACCTATGCAACAATAGATGGGTTAAACGAAGTTAAAGAATCAATTCAAAATAAAGATGGATATACTATAATACTTAGTAAAGAGTGTATAGTAACAACTTGTGAATAAATGGAGGTGTTTATATGGCAACAATAACTGTAACAAGTAATCCCAGTACAACTGGGGATACACTAACCGTAAATTTTACAACGGATGTTACTAATATTACCGACATTTTATTAAGTAAGGACGAAGGTAGTACTTATATAAGTGCTACTTCCTTTACTAAGTCTAGTGCCGTTTTTAATATTAGTGACTGGGATAATGGTACATATGATAAATGTAAATTAAAATCCGTGTATACTGAAAGTGGTGGTGGCACTACTGACACATATTATACTATAACATATAGTTTAAACCAAGCAACAAGTTCTAACTCAACTGCTTCAATTAAAAAAGGCTCAAGTTATTCTACTATTGTTGCAGCTAATGAAGGTTATACTGTAAAAAATATTAGTGTTATAATGGGTGGAACTGATATAAGTAATACTGTTATTAGAGGAAGTAATATTAATATACCAAATGTTACTGGTGATATAACTATTACTGTTACAACAGAAGCAATTCCAGTAACACCGGAAACATTAACTATTAGTAATATTGGAAACATAACACAAACTGAAAAAACAGAATTTTATATTCAATATACTACAAATATAGCAGTAGTAAAACATGAGGTATCATGGGACGGAGGTAAGACCTTCTACGATAAAACTAGTGATGTAACTGCTAGTGGAACAACTTATAAATTCAAACATGATAATAAAGGTAATGCGGGAACATATAGTATGGCTATAAAAGTTACAACCGCTAAAGGCACAACTAAGACAAGTAATGTATTTACAGTTACTTTAGCAACTAAAGACGGATTAGCTTTTACTCAATATAAAAGACTTAATGATGGTGTAATTACAGATACCACAGATGGAACATATTATAGTACATTAAATTATATAAGTGTAACTGCCGGTAAATCTTATACTATAGACCTTAATAAAGCTAATTATGTGTGTGTTTGTTATTATAATTCATCAAATTCTTATGTATCATTTGTCGAAGGTAACACAGATGATTGGTCAAATAAAGCTTTATCATACACATTTACTGTACCAGCGAATATAACAAAGATGTTAATATGTGCTACTGGTGATGCAAGTACTGCCATCACGGGTACACTAAATGACAATGGGTCAAGTTCAAGTTCACTATTGGATTCCACTGGGGCTTATGTGATAGATGATTTCTCAGGTAGTAGCGTAGACCCTAATAAATGGGGATATGAACTAGGTTATGTTAGAAATAATGAAACTCAAAGATATACAAACACTAATGCAGAAATTAATGATGGCATATTAGCATTAAGAGGTAAAAAAGCGAGTGATGGTTCTTGGACATCCGCATCAATTATTTCTAAAGGGCATTTTGCTTTTATGTATGGAAAAATAGAAGCAAAAGTTAGAGCCTGCAATTACAATGGTTCTTTTGGTGCATTTTGGACTTTAGGTGACAGTTTTGAATTTGGATATAAAGAAAATGGCAGCCCTGATACGTTAGGAGAATGGTGGGCTTATTGTGGTGAATTTGACGTAATGGAATTTTATAATGGTAAATTAACTTGTGGTACATTCTTCAATGAAAAGGAAGAAAGTGGTCGTGTATGGTATGATAACTATCCTACTGGTGACTGGCATGTCTTTGCAATGGAATGGAATACAGATGGTAGCTTAGTTTTCTCTATTGATGGAAATGAATTAAGTAGAACAAGTGCCACTGATAATAGAGCATTCCATATACCACACTTTATTTTACTTAACCAAGCGATTGGTGCTAGTGGCGGTACTCCAGATAGTGATACAACTGAAATAACACAATATGTTGATTGGGTTAAATATTATCCATTGAGTACTGATAATCTAGTATTAAATTCTAACGACTTCTCTTTAACTGCTATGGATTGGAATGATAATTCTCACAACTGTATGGTAAGACCTACTTTTAATGATAACTGTATTAATAAGTCTATTACATGGCAATCTAGTAATACAAGTTTAGTAACTTGTCATAGTGGATTGTGTTCTTCTTATGCAGGTGCTAATGGGGAAGTAGTAATTACAGGCACTTCACATTCCGGTGTATCAAAACAAATTACATTAACTGTAACAAATGGAGTATTAAGAGCTAAGGATTCCGGTGGCACAACACCAGAACCAGAACCAGGTACTATAGGAAATATGACCTTTGGTAAAAAAGTAGATAATACTACACATAAGATAGTTAATAGTACAGATGACTGAGCAACAATTAATCCAATAACAGTTGAAAAAGGTGCACACTATTCACTACAAATGGATGCTACATGGGTATGGTGTTACGCTTACGATGATAATGATAACTTTGTTAAAGAGTTATTTACTACTACAGGTGATTATAATACTAAATATACGTTTGTTGCAGAAACTACTAAAATAAGATATGGATGTTATGACCCACGTAAATATTTATCATATTGTAATTTAACTAAAACAAGCTAGGAGGTGATTTTTATGAGTGAAATATATAGTAATACGTTTACCACAACAGTTAATAAGGTTGTGGTAGAACAAACAAGTAAAAATACTAGAATTGATATATATAAAGGAACTACTCCTTTAGTTGCAGTTAACACAACGCCAACTACAGGACAATATAAAGTAACTATAACAGACACCACTAACTGTACAGCAAAATTGGAGAGTGATTATAAAACTATCACTCTTCTTACTGCAACAGGTAATGCAGGGGAAATACATGCCACTATTAATATAGAAGGAAAATCAACTGTTAATAAAACTATACCAGTGGCATCCATTACCAAAAGTTCTGTAATAAAGGCCACTGAAACAAAATACGAACAATTAGCTGATAGATTTTCTTGGATGGTTAGAGGTAATAGTGCAAGTTCAATGCAACTAACACAAGATGCATTAAATATAATAACAAAACAAGTAAAAGTAGATGGTGATATGATAGTTGATGGGGCTATTGATGGTAAAACTATTACAGGAGCAACTATTATAGGTAGTACTTTTAGAAATCAAAGTAATACATTTAGTGTAGATAGCGAAGGTAATATAGTTGGCGCACAAATACAAGGTTCTGAAGTTATTGGGGATAGTTTCTCAGTCGAAGGAGAGCTTACAGCCGACACCATAACTGCGAACAAAATAAACAGTGCTCAATACCCAAGCACATTGGAGGACGATATACAAATATCAATTAATAGCGGTGGTAATGATGATAATGAATTATATGACGGTGTATCTTTTGCCACAGTAACCGGGGCATTAGAAGCCTTACCTAAATTCCTAAATGGGAAAATAGTAAATATATGGATACAAGAAGATATTTATGAAAATATAGATGTTAGATATTTTACTAGTGGTAGAATTAACTTATATTTAGACGGGAATACTGTATATGGATGGATTAGAAGTTATATGAGTAGCATTAAAGTGTATGTATATGGAGGCTATATGAAATTTGAAACTGCAAGGACAGGTGTAATTCATCCAAGTACAGGTTGTGCAGTTGCTAGTAGAACGGCTAGTTTGGTTGGACAGGAAAGTTCACCAATTAATGCTTATAGCTTAAAAATATATGGTAGTGATAATCCTTCCGGCAGTGCTACTACGATTGTTGGTATGGCTTGTGATTCCTATGCATCTGGATATTATAAAGATTTACAATTTATCAATTGCGATATAGGTTTTAGAGCAAATGCAGGAGGAAGAATACACGCTGCAAGTTCAAGTGGTGTATGTAGTCAGTATGGATTCGAAGCAGTGAGTGGAGGCATCATTACAATAGCAAACAGTGCACAATGCGGTGGTAGTAAATCAAATACCCATGTGAGTTTACCAGGTCAAATAATAGCTCCTACAAATGTTAACCATGAAGGAGGTAACCAAACTACAGACCCAGGTAATACAGCTCCTACTCCGACAACTACCAAAACTGTAACAATAAAATCTAACAGTGGTGATACTTATAGAAGTTCAGTATATAACAACTGGAAGAAAGATAATACTGCAAGACAGGGTGATTATGGTTACGGAGATTGTAATGGATGTTGGTTCTTTGGTACACAATTTAATCAATTTAAGGGTAAATCTATTAGTAAAATTGAACTTACTATTAAAAGAATTTCCGGTGGTTCTTATAGTGGAGTAGCATTACAAGTAAAAACTCATAACTATGCAAGTAGACCGAGTGGAAAACCTTCTTACGGTTCTAGTTGTGGCAGTGTTAGCATTGCAGTAGGTAGCAGTGGTAAATTAACTATTACTAATAGTACTATATTAAATGCAATTTCTAGTGGAACTGTAAAAGGATTTGGTATTCAATCTTCTTATAATAGCAGCAACTACGCAGTATGTAGTGGTAGTGTTACAATGAAAGTTACTTATACAGAATAAAATTTAAAGGACTAGTTGATTCTAGTCCTTTTTTAACTAATATACAATATGAACATAATATATAGGAGGTAATACAATGGATGCTTTAAATTTACTTAATGCAATTTACAAAAGAGAGTTGGCGGATGCCACTGAAAAGAAGGTGATGTTAGAAGCACAATGCGAAATATATAAACAACAGGTGGAACAACTTAAAAAGGAATTAGCCGAATTAAAGGAGCCACCTAAAAAGTAGGTGAATGTATGAGTGATGAAAAGGTGCAGGAACTATTACTAAAATTAATCGAGGATGTGGCAACAATAAATGCCAAATTGGACAGTATTAATGAACAAAGACTAGCAAATAGAATGGACTTACTTGAAGCACAAACAAGAGAACAGGAACGAGTAATAAAAGGTTTAGAAAATAGAAATAGCAAATTAGAGGAATATGTACGCAACACTTTAGTTGAGCATAACAAAGCAAATAAGTCATTATGGACTTCCATAGGACTTGCTATGTTCAGTATTATTCTAACAGTGATAACAACTATTTTATTTTAGGAGGTGTTAATATGAAAGATTTTTTATTAAATCATCCAAAACTTAAAAATCCATATTTTTACTTGTCAGTAGTGGCACTTATATTCAGTGCGAGCGGTGTGGATTTTAACCAACTAACAAGTTGGCCACTATTTATTGAAGCACTTAAGGGTATTATAAATAACCCAGTGGCAATAGTGGCAATAATAACTGCATTCCTAGGAATATGGAATGATAACTCAACAAAAGGATTAGACGGAATAAAACATAAATAATGAAAGGAGGGAAAAGCTACAATGATTTATAAGAAATGTATTATGACAATCAATAAAAATAATGCCACACTTGATGAAGATATATATTTATTTAGACTAGATAAAAATATTGAGTTGCATTTTTCAATTGTAAATAACAGATACAAATTTGATAAAAGTGATTTAAATAATATTATAGCACAAACTAATGCAGCCTATTTCCAAATAAGATTATATAGAAGTGATGAAATAAAATATACTTTTGCAATACAACCTACACAAGATGGCGTGGCAGTACTTACAATAACAGACGACCTTATAAATGACCCTATAGAAGTAGGTGAATATGATTTCCAAATATCCTTATTGGATGCCGACAAAACAAGTATGATTTCTATGCCTATTGTAACTAAGCAATTACATGTGTGCGAGCCGCTTGTAGATAACCAGGCAATTATGGGTAGAGCAGTTCTAGGGTTGAGTAGTTTAGCGAGTGGTGAAATAAAAAATGCTTTCGATAGTGAAGGCAACTATATCAGAGAAATCCATAAAGATGGTGATATACTATCAGCAAGCATAATCAATAAATTTGAGGAAGCACTTGACACTAACACTAAAGCTATAAAAAATGGGACTGGTACATCTTATGATGATACCGAAATAAAAGCTGATATAAATACCATTAAAACTGATTTAGGTACTGAGGAATTAACTACAACTAATAAAGATATTAAAGGTGCTATAAATGAAGTTAATGCACAATATAAAGATATTGCGAATTATTCACTTATAAAACATACAGATGGAAAAGTCTATATTAAAAAACAAGATGGAACGCTTATAGGTGATGGAATCGAAATAGGTGGAAGTGATGTAGACTTATCCAAAATAACTATGAGTATGAGTGGTCAAACACTTAAACTTATGAATGATGGTACTCAAATAACAAGTGTAGAAATACCTACTGCTACCGTTACAGATGAACAATTAACTTCTATAATACAAAGTAAAATAGATGATGGCACACTTGCAAGCATTGCATTAGGAAACAATAGTGTAAGTACTTCTAATATACAAGATGATGCTGTAACAGAGGCAAAGGTTTCGTTTTTAGATAAAACCCAGCATTCTAAAGTTGTAAATACTTATGATAGCAGCAAAACAAACTGGGGTAAAACAACTTCTGATGGTACTAATTTGACTGATTATTCTAATACAGAATTTGGAGTTTCTGATTATACAGAAATAATACCTAATACAGAGATTACTATAGACCATATTCAAACAGGGCTATCATCTAAAGTTTGGTATTATGATAAACAAAAAACTTTATTAGGTAATATTACAGTTAATTCTTCAGGTAATCAAGTAATAACAATAACTAATAAAAATGCTAAATACATTAGATTTCATTGTAGTAAATCAAGTACTAAATCTGTTTTAATGAATTTAACAACTTATACATATAAATTGAAAAAAGATTTAATAGACAACAATATAAACTATGATTTTTCTAATACGATGTATGTTGACCAATACGATGAGAGTACTTGCACAGAAGGACTTTTATTAGCGACTGGGAATATACAAGCTAACGTTAGTTTTATGGTGACTGATTATATAGATATAATTCCTAATACAGAGATTATAATAGCTGTTGGAAATACAGGTTGGCCTTGTGCTTTTTGTTATTATGATGAAGATAAAAAATATATTGGTTATGTAAAATCTGTTGTAGGTGGTGAAAATACGCTTATTGTAACAGATGAGAATGCTAAATATATAAGATATAATGTAATTAAAAATACTAAACAATATGTATTAACAAAAATAAAAATACCAACATTGGTTGTTGATAAATTTAATTCATTTATACCAAAATCAGTTGATAATACAACAAATGATTATACTTGCTTAACAGGAGAAGCTACTAAAGAATTAATAGACACTATAGATTTTAATAGAAGTAAATGGAAAGGTAAAAAAATTATAGTTGATGGTGATAGCATAACGCATTTTGGACAATGGCATATATGGTTAAAAGAATGGTTTGAATGGGCTACAGTTTACAACCATGCTTGTAGTGGACAAAGCTTAACAATTTTGAGAAATGCAAATGATGCCTCAGGAGTAGGACAAGGATTAAAAGGATATGAAAGAGTACAACAAAACTATGAAGCTGATGCAGATGCTATAATTCTAATGGGTGATAGTAATAATTGTGGGAATAAAAATGCAATAGGTGTCTATTCAGATACCACAGAAGATACATGGTGCGGTAGAATGAATTTGATGTTAGATGCTATAACTACAAAATATCCTACAAAACCGATTATTTTAATTTCAAATCCTCCACGTGGAGCAACTGATAGACATGGCATCAATGATTCTGCTCATATACAAGCAAATGCAATGAAAGATTTAGCTTGGAATAGGGGTTTCTATTATATAGATTGTTACCACACAAATTTATATAGACCTAATATTCCACAAAATGTAACTTTGTTTGGGAATAATGGAAAAGATATAGTACATCCAAATGAGTTAGGACACAAAATGATGGCACAAATGATATTTGAAGAATTAAAAAAAGTTGGATTTGATTTTTAGTTCGAGATAAATAAACATCTTAAACTACACAATTTGAATCAATTGCGTAAGATATATGTTTATAAAAAAGAAGTCATGTTAATACTCTAAATAAAAAGGGGTGATATTATGGATTTTCATTGCTGGAATGAAGAAGGGTGTACAGTAGAATTAGATGAAAGAGAGAAACAAGCATATATAGATTATGTTCAAAAGAAAAATCCAGGGCAACAAATAAAAAGTTTAATTGTAAAATTGGATGGAGATTATGTTGATTTGAAATATGAAGTAGTTCCAATTCCATTCCAAAGAATTCGCAGAATTACAGGCTATCTTTCAGAAGTGAAACAATTTAATGATGCCAAACAAGATGAATTAAAAGATAGAGTCAAACATTGCTAGAATAGAGGTGTTGTCTATGAGTACAGAAATAATTGTTGCAATACTAGCATTTGTTGGAACCCTAGCAGGTTCTTACTTTAGCAATAACAAGACAACTGCAGTAATACAAGAACAGATAAAAAATATAAAAGAAGATATATCTATTCTGAGTAATAGAGTGGATAAGCATAATAATCTTATAAGTAGAATGAGCGTTGTTGAAGAAAAAATAAAGGAATTAGAAAATAAAGGAGAGAGATAAATGTTAGATTTAAGTGTTATAAGTAATTATTTAGTAGTTGCAGTAATATTAGTATGTTGTTGTATTGGATATGTAATAAAAACAAGTTTAGATTTTATACCTAATAAATATATACCATTAATCATGGCCTGCATAGGAGTGGTTTTAAACTACTTTATAGCAGGCTATTTTAATGTAAATGTATTACTAGGAGGGATGTTGAGTGG